AAAATTGTTTGATTTTGCATAATCCGATGTAGCCGGTGCTGAAGTAAATAATCCAGCATAAGTCCATGAGATAAAAACATTAGCATCAGCAACGGAAACACCAATAGAATCTCCTAGAGAACCAGGATATTTTGCAATGAAAACAGATGCACCATTAGTAGAATGATTACTTGTATAGTCTGTTTCGTTTTTAACAAGTTTTGATGCACCATTTGCAACAGCATTTCTTGATGCAGTATTTGCAGCACGGACAACTCTTAGATCACTTGAGTATGCTAAAAAGTTCGATGCAGTAAGAAAATCTACATATGTATTAGAATCAGGTTTCCAGAATGTGTCAACAAGTCTAACTTCTGAATCAATGATTCGAATTTCTTCTACAGGTCCCCATGCAAAATGACCAGCATATGCTCCGGTGCTAGTACCAACAGCAGGCACCGCTGTTGTTAGGTCAATCTCAGAGGTATATACACCTGGCGATAATCTGTAAGCCATTTATGTTTCTCCTTAATGTATTCTTTATAATAAAAATGTAATCATTTTATTATGTATTTAGTCTTTTACAAGTTTGAGGATAAATATCCAGGTTTGTCAAAAACCTTCCATGAATCTCCATCCTCAACAACAATTTCTTCTTCAAAACCATCTTGAATGAAACCAAAAGGTGTCATTTCTTCTTCTATTTTTGCAATTCTTTGTTGATACATCTCTGTTCTGATGTTAACATTTGTCAATTCTTTGAAATATGGATTTGTTGTCAACCATCCAAACATCACTAAAGGCATAACTAGATCATCATGGTAACCTTCATCGGCAGCATATGAACCTTTGCTTTCAATAAAGGTAGAAATCTCTGATATAGTATCTGCATCAAACACTAATAATTTGTTCTCTTCGATAAGAGACTTGAAGTTAAAGCAGCCTATTCGTTTTACTCTCTTGTCCATACTAACACCCAAAGATGTTTTACCTGCACCAGCAAAACCTGCCGATGCGAACTGTCCCTTAGGTGTTCTAGTAATGAATATCATGTTTTCATATTCTAGTTCTGCATAAAGAATATATGCAACCTGTTCAGACACATTAACTTCTATCATAACATAAGCATTGTTATAATCTCTCGCAACCTTATGAATAATAGAAGGATATAACAATGGGCTTATTTCAGAATGCTTATATTTTGCAACAAGTCTGTATGGAACACTTGAGATATCAATAACAGAGAATGTTGATGCATCACCACCAACACCTTTTGCTGTGTCAACAAGTATAACATAAACACCACCCTGTTTCGTTATCTTACCATCAACAACTTCTGTATAAACAGGCTCTTCATAGACATCAAGACCTTCATTTGAAAAAATAGGTGGCTTGTAAGATAGTCTAGATATAGTATCTGGTGATATAAGAGTGAGAGCAGAACCAAGGAATGAACATTCAACTTCTTGTCTATATTTAAGATCACCAAGCAATTCTCTCTGTTTCTTTGCCCACTCCTGATCTCTATCAGGATGTTCACTGTACTTAATATCAATTGGTACAAAACCATTTCTTCCTTCAACGGAATCATTCCAGAACTTCCACCAATGATTATAACCTAGTGGTGTTGAAGTCAAAACAATCTTAGTTGTTTTACCAGCAGAAATTGTAGGATAAGTTGATGTGAAGAATTCATCTGCAACAGTATTTGGAATAATTGCTGCCTCATCAACATATAGAAAGTTTACTGACTTACCACGAATACTTGATGCTGCCGTTGCAGCAGTAAACACTTTTGAACCGTTCTCAAGTTCAATATCACCTTTGTTCCAAGTGACAATACCCTGTTGTAGCCAATTAGGCAGATACTCATACATCAATTGGAATCTTGACATAATTTCTCTTGCAGCAGTTGCTTTGTTAGCAAGAATAGCGACTGTTTTATTATCTTCGAATGAAACATAATGTAAAAGATATGCAGCAACCGTTTGAGTTTTGCCACTTTGTCGTGGTTGCATAGATATTACACGATTATTTTCATGTATTGCATTGACAAATCGTATCTGATAATCATACAAGTCAAAATTTATCAAACCATGATCAAGAGAAACGATCTTACAATACTTTTTAATGAAATAAACTGGATCTTCTTTACATCTTAAATATTCTTCAATTTGTTCCTGAGTGTACTGAATAGAAACATTCTTTGATTTTAAATTAGGATTATTTAAGTAGAATTCTGGCATAAAATATTTTTACAAAATCACTTGACAACCACTTGACAAGTGTGTAGAATCACTGTGTTGGGTAGATAATGAATGTTACTAATTACAGTAACTGATATTTCTGGTACTGTTCTGTTCATCCATTCTGTTCTTTCTTGATCAAGCTAAGTAAATCTTTTGTTGAACCAACAAAGACAGCTTGATTAACAGATAACCCACCAGAATCAGTTTCTTTCTTAGTGTTCGATCCAGTAAGTTGATTATTCTTTACTTGTATATCAAGTAGGTCTTTATTCAGATCAGCAAGATTCTTTAACAGACCAGAAAAGACTTCAAACGCTCTAGGATGTTCTGATACCTTTGCTATTTCACCAAGATTTTGTATTGCTGTATTACCAGCACATATCAAAGATTTGATATTCTCTCTAGCAAAAGAATAATCTGTTTCGATTGATGTCTCTTTATTTTCTTCTACAACTATAGGTAGAGTTTCTTCTTTTATAACTTCTATGTGAGTTGTATCAAAAATATTAGAGAGATTTTCATCTATTTTGCTCATAGTAATAGGGTTTCAGGCCACTCAAAATATGTTTCAGTATATGTGTATTTATCATTCGCATTTGCTGTTGTTGGATTAGGTTCTGTTCTAATTACAAGTGCTTTTACTTGAGAGTTATCAACAGATGCAACATTAGCAGTTGCATTTGAATATGCTCCAATGACTGCATCATTTGCTACTAATAAATCATTCATTTCTGTTATAACAAGTTCACCCAAAGAGTTGTTTGAGTAATAAAGAACTTTACCTGTTATATTCTTTTTACTGCAAGTGATAGTTTCACCAGTAGCAAACACACCATTAGAATTTGCAAAATCAACATAAACTTTCTGCGCATCTCTTTTTGATGTATCAATCCAAACATTTGTGTTTGCAGACTTAATAACACCACTTTCTGATACAGGTGGAAACACATAACCCTTCAATGTGAAGTTTAAAGTCCAAGTGATCAGTCTTGTTTCATCGAAACTACCTTCATATTCAATGTTTTGTTCAACTGAATCTAATATGATTGGTATATCATACTTATCATTCATACCAGGAACTAGATTTGTTGTTACAGTATAATCTGGTGTGAAATATGGTAATATTTGTTCGATGATTTGAGTACCATCTTCAATGTTTCTAACAAAAAGAGACAATGAAAAATTGAAGTTATATGGAATTGGTGCTCGCATTGAATTCAACCCAGATAAGCTTTTTGAGAAAGATTTCTGTGTTGTTATTCTTTTTCTTGATACATCATATGCAATTCCTGTCATATCAAAGCTTAATCTAGGAACAGCTATGTTTATAGACTTTGTTAAATTTGGATCAGATTGTAATCTGGTAATGAATTTTTCTTTAGGACCATATGCAAGAGGTACTTTTATTCTCTCGTACTCTTCACCGTCTTTTTTATACCTGATGAAAATGATATCATTGAACATATTTCCAAACAACACAACATATTTACGGAGTGTTCTGTGATAAGAATGTGATTTACTTAACATTATGGTTCTCCGAACGGATTATGTTCAGTAAAGTCAATGATATCATTTGATTCATCTTGTATGCGTTTATTATCAGCAATGTCTTCAAATACATCAGTGTATATTTGATCTTTATCAACTATTATAGTTCTTTTTGCGTTTGAAGAAACACCTTTTATCTCACCAGTATCAAAAATACCTCTTTTCTTTATAACGATAAGATCAGAGTGTGGTTTATATTCAAACACTGTTGCAATAGCTGTTGCATTAGCTAAATCAGTGCCTTGATATACCTTCTCACCTGGAATAAATGAACCAATTCCTGATGATGCAGAGTTTCCTAGTAACACAAAAGTTGTTCTCTTATATTCATTTACAATCTGCCCATCAATTTCTGGTACACCAGTCTCAATAATCTCCTCAGAGAATACAAACTGTTTAACTCTTAATGCATACAAATAAACATTACCACCTTCC